CTGGAGTCTTTAAACTATCGGTCCAAGTAATACCACATTCGGCTAAAGTGGATTGGCAAGTCTCATAAGTAAACTTATCAATTTCAGGGCTAACAGTTTTCACGTCATCATCACCATAAACGAATAATTTTACAAATTCTGCGAAGGTTAGATCAGGATAAAATTTTTTAAAGATATATCGATTGAGAAAGCAATTAACTATGCAATTAATGATTACGGTTAATGGGTTACCAGACGGATTGGAACCATCTACCCGTATAAAACATCCATCGTATTCATAAATTGGATGAGCAATTTCTGTTGCTATTCCCTTCATCACTTTGATATCGTCTTCAGAATAGTTACCGCTTTTCCGAGCTAGTCGTATCAATGCACGGAAAGCCATCTTGATCAAACGGGCACTCATAGTCTTATCATAATTTTTATAGTCACCAGCAATAGTGCGCTTAGAACCGAACTGAGTCAGATGTTTGTATGCTATATCCCATTCTGGCCCATAGGCGTTGATACCTACAGCAGTCTCAAAGTCAAGCCAATTTTCATACATGACTCTAATAAGTGGAGAAAAGTACTGTCTCACCAAAGTTGCAAAAGACACATCACACGCTCCGAATACACGTAATTTACCCTTCCCGATTTTAACCGGTTCGTCCTTTATTGTAGCTCTAAATACAGTATTAATACGTCTTCCCGCTAATAGTATGGATCTCAATGATTCAATCTCCTGCATTATCAGAGCGTCAAATTCATACTTATGACTAATCACTGAATCACCGTCAACAATCGTGGCAAACTTACTTTTAGGCTTAGAAAAATGCCATCCAGCAGACGTACTCATATCCAACCGAGTTAAACCAGGTACTCCATCTGCGCCATTAATTGCGACTTTCATTGCATAAGGTGCTGTTTCAGCTTTAACTTGGTCATTCACTCTACTCCAAGCTAAATCCCAATGAGAATCCAAATCTTTTTCGGCTAGTAAGAAAATTGCTGGATCAAAGTACGAAACAGCGTTACTAATCATTGCTAAATCTTTCTTCCAAACGTCACCCATACTTATATTCTCCGTCAGACGAAACGATCTGTCAGGAGGAAAATGCTTCTGAGTAATATTAAGAGCTTTAGATATCTCCTCAGG